CCACTCCTCTAGGTTTATTGTCAACAAATCATATCAATGTGTTACCTGGTTTTTCAGGAACGGACGTTGACGAGATGTCTATTGACTACTTTAAATCCATTCCTGGATTATTTAGAGTAGACTCGTGGACGAATCAAAACGCTCAAGGAGCGCTATTATATTCCATAAAAATTGCTCCAGGAGAATTTAGATACACAGGTGCAGGTAGTATTTCAGGCCACACCAACTTTACTCCTGTAGGAATGTTATCAACTATGTTCTCTCAATACACCGGAGGATTCGACATTCATATGAAATTTGTTAAAACCGAATTTCATTCTGGAAGACTCCTAGCTGTATTTAATCCATATGAATCCACTACATCGACGGAAAATTATACTTTTGCAGATACTATGTATTTAAATAAAACAATAATAGATATAAGAGATACTAATGAGATCACTATTAGAGTTCCTTATGTTAGTGCCATACCTTGGAGACCTACTACTAGAACCCTTAACTATGGTTCCGTTTATGGTTCTCTTAAGATCTATGTGTTAGATGTGCTTGTTGCACCAGAAACAGTTTCACCGGACATAACAATATTCTCTGAAGTTTCAGGAGCCGATGACTTGCGATTCTCAGTTCCAAGACCAAATTTTTGGGTCAGACCAGCTATTGCCTCTTATCAAATGAACATGGACAAAGATTCCAAACTTGATTCCATTTCTCATGATTATATAGGAGATAAAGTTAATGCGGATACTGATTATACGAAAGAAGAGGCATGTATAGGAGAATCCATAGATAGTTTACGACAACTACTTAAGAGAGGAGGATTATGTCTTTACAACAATTCAACAACAAATTTAACTACTATGAACTTTAATCCATTCCTTAACAATATATCTGAAAAATCTGCCCCTGATGAATTTGATATACCAAGAGATCCTTATGCTCTTTTATCTTCTTTTTATTGTTTACAAAGAGGAGGTATGAGACTTAAATGGATATCAGATAATGATTTAGGAGCTACATATTATTGTTACGACAAAGATAGATCAGCTATACTTAAGACGCGAATGGTAGATTACACAGCTAATGATCCTTCTCAGTCATCCTTATCTATGCCGAATTCACAATTTGGTATGGAAAAGAATGCTCAGGGAGGATTTTCAGTTACAGTTCCTTTCTACCACTATACTCATAGTACTCCGACCGGTTCAAATGTAGCATCTACTACAACGCCTGTGATTAATACTGCAGCATCAGGTTCTAATGCTAATGTGTTAAGAGTTATCTTCACACAGCCCATAGCGCAAAAGAACTTGATATTACATAGATCAGGCGCAGATGACTGCAATTTTGGAGGATTTGTGTCTATACCACCGCTCGCTCCTGCGGTAACAACTTTTCCGGTTCCCCCTTGAAAACGATCATGTTTTCTTTTCTCCAGTAATGGAGTTTTTATTTTGTTTTTCTTTTAGAAAGTGCACAAAATATCTACATTATATATTATATTTATGAAGGTCCCCTTCTTATATTTTATTTTCATTTATATGATATGGTGTAGGTAGTGCAGGG